TCTGGCGGGCTTGGGCAGGCAGTTCACGCGCGGCTGCGGTGGAGCTTGCGCGATGAGGTCGTCGGCACCTCGCGCGAGCAAGTGAACTTCACTGCGACGCCAAGCGATGCCGCGAAATGGTTACTCACTGCGGCGGGGTCGCGCAAATTCGACGGCATCGTGCATTGCGCCGGCTCCGAGCTGATCGCCAGCATCGGGGCGACAACCGACGAACAGTATGCGACCGCGCTCGAAACGCTTCACGGCGCCTTTTCGATTCTTCGTGCCGCGGCGACCGGGCTTTGCGCGAACCCTTGCAGCATCGTCTTGATTTCCAGCCTTGCCGCCCACCGGCCGGCGCGCGGGATGGCCGCCTACGCCGCCGCAAAGGCCGGCATTGAGTCGCTGGCCAAGGTCGCGGCCCTTGAGCTGGCCCCGCACGGCATCCGGGTGAACTGCATCGCCCCGGGGACATTCATCGGCCCCATGTTTGACCGGGTGACGAAGATGCTGCCGGTTTCGATTGTCGCCCGCATGGTGAATCACTCGCCGCTGGGGCTTGGAACGCCGCAGAATGTCGCCGACGCCGTTGAATTCTTGCTCGGGGAAACGTCGGCGTGGGTGACCGGAACCGTGTTCCACATCGATGGGGGGGCAATTGCAAAGCCATGACGTATCAGGCGCATGAGTGGGGCGCGAAGTACCCGAACCCGGCCCTCGATTGGCCAGTCGTCACCGACGGGGTTCACCTGATCGCCGAAAGGGAGCGCTGCGCGCTGCGGTCCTACCCGGACCCGATCAGCCGGGGCGATCCCTGGACGAACGGATGGGGCGAAACGGATGGCGTCGTGCCCGGGCAAGTGTGGTCACAAGAGTATGCCGACGCGCGCCTGTGCGCCGACCTGACGGTGCGCACGGCGAAGGTTCTCGCGATGTGCTCGCGCCACCCAACGCAAAACGAACTCGCGGCCCTCGTGTCGCTTTCCTACAATATCGGCCTGCGCCGCGACGCTGACCTTAAGCGCAAGGTCACGGCCGGCGGCCTTTACCATTCGTCCGTGTTGCGGCTGCACAATGAGGGCAAGACGAACGAGGCGGCTCGGGCTTTCCTGCTCCTGAACCGCGCGCGCGACCAGAATGGCCAGCTCGTCGAGGTCAACGGGCTCACCGCACGGCGCGCGGCAGAATCGGCTCTCTATTTGAAGCTGGCCGAGGGCGAGCATTGGCACATGCCGCAAATCGTCGAGGCGGCGCCCAAGCTCGCGGCAAGCCCCACCATGCAGACCGGCGGCGTTGTCGTCGTCACGGGCGCGCTGGCGGCCGCCGTGCCTGCCTTGGAACCCGACACCCTGGCGCAAATTTCCGAACTGTTCACGCGCTTCGGGATTCAGCCGCTTTGGGTCGTGGCCGGCCTGCTGATCGCGGCCGGCGCGATCATCCTCTACCGCCGGGTGCGCCAGCATAACGACGGGCGGGCCTGAGCCGTGTTCCTTGGCCTGCTGCGCGTCGTCCCCTTGTGGGCGTGGGCCATGGCCGCAGTCGTCGCGTGGGGGGGCTATGGCCACTTCAAGGCTGACCGGATCGCTCGCCAGTGGGCGAACGAGAAAACCGCGCAGGCGCTGGCCTACGTCCGGGGGGTCGAAAAGGTGAACAAGGACCGCGACGAAATGCTCGCGCAACGCGAAAGGGTCATCAATGAAGGCGCCAAGGAACTTGCCAAGGCACGCGCGCGAAGCGCTGCTGACCGCGCTGCTCTTGTCGGGCTGCGCGAACTCACTGCCGCCGCTGATCGTGTCGCCGCCGCCGAGCCCGGAACTGTCGCCGCAAGCGCGGCCACTGCCGGACTTGGAAGCGTTGCTCGACAGTGTTTCGACAAGCTTGCAGAGCTGGCGGAACGAACTCGCGAAAGCCTTGTCGCCCACAGACAGTGCGCCGCCGAGTTCGAAGCCATGAGGCGCAAATGATCCCTCACGGCAAGCAATCGGCGCTGCACCATATCTCGGCGTTGGCTGGCGGCAGGTAGGCGTCGCCATCGGCAATTGCCGCCGGCTCACCCAGTCCGGGCAGGTTGAACCCAACGGTGTAGCCGCACACGGCGCAGTCGAAGACGGCATCTTCCGGTCGAAGAGCGCTTTTCGTCGGGTTGAACACGAGAGTGTGCAGCACGGCAGTCCCCCAAAGTGAACGACGGCAGTCAGCCTACGCTTGCTCCCCCACAAAGGCAAGGCAGTCGAGAAACCGGCGCGCGAGGGCGCATTCTGACTGCTGCATGTCGCGCCACGGGCCCCCGACCTCGCAGATCATCGCCACGTTGGCCAGCGGCGCGAAGTCGAGGCCCACAAGCGAAAGGCCGAAGATGCTATCTGGCGGCCCGGGCAGGGCCCGGTGAACACCCTTCGCGGTGGCCGAGCCGCGGCGGTCAATCCAGCACAGGCGATAGCGGTCGTGGTCTAGGATCACACTTCACTGGCCGATTACCAAAAAGTCAACCGGCATGTTTGCGCTGGGCGCGTCGCAGTGAATTGTGAAGCTGCCGGCGGCCCGCACGACGGCGTTCACCCGGCCCGTTGTGTCGTTTGCCGCAGCCGTGACGAACACGTGCGAGTTCGCGGTGCAAAAGTTGTTCGTGACGACCAGTGTCGTCGCGGCATTGGCCACATTCACCCGCCCGCTGGGCTTGTTCACGGTCACCGCGCCCACGGTGGCCGAGTCGGTGTAGTCCGGCAGGATGCGCCCGTTGAACGTCGAGGTTCCGGCGACCGACAGGTTCCCGGTGAGCGTCTGATTCGTGATCGCCCCGCCGATTTCCTTGGCCACGCCGTCGTTGCCCACGTAGGCCGGCAAGCACGACGTGTTCATGAAGATCGCGGAAATGTTCGCGCCCAGTGCGCCGGGGCTTGCTTGATGGGAAAGAACGAGTTCACTCATGGTGGGGGGCTTTCAAAGGCTGTACACATACAGGCGCGCATGCAGGTTCACGCGCCCGCGCACGGTGAATCGGCCGCCCGGAACGCTGGCGTTTGTCTCGATGCAAAGCGCTTCGCTGGCTTCAACCACGAGGGGCGCGAGCCCCGCGACGACGGTGATCCCCAACGGCTGAACCGTGTAGGTGTGGTCCGACACCGAAGCCAGCGACTCCAACCCGCCGCCCAACGTATTGAACGACACGAATTTGAAATGAACCGTCGTCCCGACCCGAGTCGCATCGACATCCATCTTGAAGATCGCTTCGTCCAACCGCATAAACCGGGTGCCGGTAAGGTGATTCTGCGGGAACGAACACCGCTGCCCTCGGCGCAGGTAGGTCGTCAGGTTGTAAGCGTTCGGCCCGGTGAGGGTGGCGGTCGTGTAGTCGATGATTTCGGGGCTTGCGGGGCTCGTGATGAGAACGCATTCGGTGTTCCCGGCGTCGGCCAGCGCCACCGACGCGCTTGTCAGAGTACCCCCCGAGTCCACGAGGCTCACCGGAATGGTTTGCGAACTCGGGTCGATGCTGTTCGTGAGGTTCCCCGTGGTCACGCCCGCGCGCGCCTTGAGCGAAATCACGCCGATGCGCGCGTAGGTCGTGCCGAGGTCGGAAAACCAGATTTCGCAGCCGCCCCAGTCTGAATTTCCGCCGGCCCCCCACGCCCCTATCCACACCTGCGGCACGTCACCCGACATCGACGGCGGCGGCTGGAAGATAGCTACATTCGCGCTGCCCGGCGGGAAGTTCCGAGTGGTGATGTACTTATCGACCGGCGCGACCCCGTAATCTCGCCCTGTGCCAAGGCCCGCAAAGACCTCTTCGGCCACGCACGTAATTCCGGTTTCCTCTGAGCCGTCGTCGGTGAGCTTTATCAGGCGAACGAGCTTGCCGCTGAGCTGCAAAAGGGGCTCGGTGATCGAAACGAGGTCGGTGCATTCAAGCAACGAATATCGCCACCCGAGCTTGAATTCGTACTCGTTTCGCAGGTAGACCTCGCGCTGCAACATGTGCTGAGCCATGCGCTGCCCGACCGCCGGATCGCAGATTTCGTGCGCTTCGATGACATCCATCGGCCGCAAGCCCGACGCCCCTATCGAAGCGAGGTCTTTCGCCTCGACGATCCGCGGGTTGTATCCATTGGCCCGGTCAAGGATTTCCAACCGCACCGAGTTGAACGCGTCGGACTGTCGGCGCCGCCGCACCTTCACCGGGTCTTCGCCCGGGGCAGTGATGAAATCATCCGGGCCGAGAACGTACTGAGGGGTGAGGTTTGCCGTGTAGTTCCACGTCACCGAACTCGCGTCAGTGTGCGAAGCATTCTGGTCCCCGTAGGGCGTGAACTTCAAAACGCCCTCGGACCAGAATGGCGCGGTGTTGGCCAACTTGCAAAGCTTGGCGACGCTATCGGCCGCCGCGACCGCCTCCTGATACACCGGCGCCGCCGCGAAGTAGCTGGCCTCGCAATAGGTTCGGAACAGTTGAATGTCGCCCATGCTTTCGAGGGGGAACCCCGCGCCGCATTTCGTGTTCGTCAGGAAGTCCTTGATGATCCCCGACGGGTTCAGATCGGGATAGAGGGTGGTCAAGGTGCGGTTTTCGACCGAGCGCCCGTAGATTTCAAAGCTCAGATTGGGCAGGCTATCGCTTGCGCCAAGGTCAAGCGGCTGGAAGCCCACGTAGCTTTGGAAGTGCAACGGGTGCGACTGCGTTGGGTGATTCGCCGCCATGTAGCCCCAACTGCTGTTACTACTTGTGCCCCGCTTTTCCTGGTAATTCAGCGTGCTCAGGTTCGCACTGACGATGATTTCCTTGTTCTTCCAGACCGTATTGATGACCTTTTGCGCTTCGTCGTTCAGCCCGACGGGGCCCTCTGCAAGGCCCATCATGACCGCGGCCGTGTAGGTGTAGGTCGTGTTGTTTACCGTGCTGCCGCCGCCCTTGCCGGAATCCTGCGAGGTCGTGTGCGGGATCGCTAAAAAATCGTCATACCAAAGGAGATTTGGCGTGACCCTGGCCAAGCCGTAGACCAGAGGGATCGGCACCCCTTCCGACGAGGTTTGCACGCGAAGCGAGCCGACGTGCGACTGCTCGTTATTGATCGTTTGGCCGCCACCGAAAAGGCCGCTCATAGCCGCCGCACGTCGGCTCGCTTCG